CTCTTGTAAGAGAAGGTTTTACATTTTCTGGCTGGAACACAGCAGCAGATGGACTTGGAGTTAATTACGCAGTAGGATCTACAATTCTAAATATTAGTGCAGACGTAAAACTTTATCCTAAGTGGACGGCAGTATGACAAACATATTTGTATCACCTGATGATGTTAAGGTAATTGGTGGCACAACTGATGTTCAAGTAAATGTAGATTTTGGTCCACAAGGAGATAGGGGAAATCTTTTTCTTGTAGGATATGGAGATCCAAATACAATATCACATTCTGTTACATTACAACTACTTGATCTATATATCAACGTACAAGCAACAGATGAAGACTATCTTGTTATGTATCAATATGTAAACCAGGGTGGAGTTAATACTTGGGTTCAAACTTCTAAGTTGATGACAGACAAGTTTAGTGTAATTAGACAGGTTTCCTTTACAAATGGAGAGGCTACTGATACTGTAGATTTTAAGGTTTCTAATATTGTTCCTATGAGTCTTGTTAGTGGTTTAACAGAGCAAAATTTTAATATTCAATGCACCTTCTCTCACCCCGAAAATCCTATAGCACACTCAATATCTATAAATCCAATAACAATTCAGGCTGGTACTGGGGATGTAATACTTCCAATTAATATCCGTGCCGTTGAGTTTTCTGGAGGGGAGTGGACTGGACTAAACGAAACAGCATATGTTCATTTCCTAATTACGGTGGTATAATCTAAGATGGTGATATGTGATGGCTGCTGAATTTATTGATGATACAGAAAATGGCTCTGGGTTATACCCAACCAAGATACCTGGTTATGAAGATGCAGCAGATATTCAGGAAGCCTTAAGACTTTATCACTATGGATCAACAATAATCCCAACAGACAACAATCTTGGAACACCAAACGGTATAAATACAAAATCAGTAGCAGGACACCTTAAAAGTTTAGCCAATGCAGATTCTACACACGCTGCCCTAACACAAAATGTTCACGGGATAGACGATACATCACTTTTAGCAACAACAGCATATGTTACAAACGCAATAGAAACATCAACTGGAGGATATCCCGATCTTGCTGGAACAGGGCTTGGTTGGAATTCTGTAGACACAAGGTTTGATGTAGAGCCAAGAATTGCAAATACTAACACTGTTATAACAAAAACATCTGGTTTTACCTTGGAGTTAGGTGATGTTAGCAAAACCATTCTTCTTAATACTTCGTCTACAATGAATTTGACTATTCCCACAAATTCTGCAGTAGCAATTCCAGTTGGATATAAGTATCATTTAATTGAAATAGGATCAGGAATAACAACGTTTGTTCCAGGATCAGGTGTAACTATTAATAGCAAAAATGCACAACTTTTTATTGATACACAATACGGACAAGTTACACTTATAAAAATTGCAGAAAATTCTTGGATTGCTTATGGCGATATATATGAAGGAGCCTCTACTCCTACACCAATTGCTCCAACTCCAGTTCCTGTAGCACCAACACCTGTTGCTCCTACACCTACTCCAGTTGCTCCAACTCCAGTAGCACCAATTCCTACACCAACTGCTCCAGTAACACCAACTGCGCCAACACCAACACCAGTAGAACCTACACCAACACCTACCACACCAACACCTGTTGCTCCCGTTACACCTACCGAACCAACACCTGTTGCTCCCGTTACACCTACCGAACCAACACCTGTTGCTCCCGTTACACCTACCGAACCAACTCCCGTAGCACCAGTTGCCCCAGTAGCACTTGATTGTTCTAATGCTGGTTCTTTAAACCAGACACAATGTGCAGCATGTAACTATACTTGGTCTGGAGGACAGTGTTACGATAATCCTTCACCAGTAGCACCAACTCCAACTCCCGTAGCACCAGTTGCACCAGTTGCACCTGTAGCACTTGATTGTTCTAATGCTGGTTCACTAAACGAAACACAATGTGCAGAATGTAACTACACCTGGTCTGGAGGCCAATGTATTGACTCTCCAGCACCAGTAGCACCTACACCTACACCTACTCCCGTAGCACCTGTTACACCAACAACACCTGTTGCTCCCGTTACACCTACCGCTCCAACACCTGTCGCCCCTGTCGCCCCTGTAGCACTTGATTGTTCTAATGCTGGTTCACTAAACGAAACACAATGTGCAGAATGTAACTACACCTGGTCAGGTGGTCAATGCATAGACTCGCCAAGCCCTTTTAGCGGAGGGGGAGGCGACACCCCAACACCAACACCTGTTGCACCAACTCCAACTCCAGTTGCTCCAACACCAACCCCCGTAGCACCTACGCCAACCCCCGTAGCACCAACTCCAACTCCCGTAGCACCAACTCCAACTCCAGTTGCTCCAACACCAACCCCCGTAGCACCTACACCAACTCCCGTAGCACCAGTTGCCCCAGTAGCACTTGATTGTTCTAATGCTGGTTCTTTAAACCAGACACAATGTGCAGCATGTAACTATACTTGGTCTGGAGGACAGTGCATTGACTCTCCAACACCAACCCCCGTAGCACCTGTTGCTCCAACAGCACCACCGTTTTTCCCATTCTTCCCACCATTCTTCCCTTACTTCCCGTTCTTTCCATTCTTCCCACCGTTCTTCCCGTTCTTCCCATACTTCCCATATTTTGCTCCAGTAGCACCTGTTACGCCAACCGCGCCAACTGCACCAACACCAGTATATGATCCACTTGCTCCATATTTCCCATATTTTACAATTGAGGGTGGCCAGTAGTTTAGGTTTTTGATATAGTGTATAATTAAAACATGACAAGCAGAATAGATAAAATAAAAGAAATAATTGAAAATAATAAAGCATCTAATGTAAGCCCAATGGATTTAATTAATCCAAATACAGAATGGGCTGATGAAGCAAAGGCTTTACAAAGATATGAAATTTGTAAATCTTGTCCAGAACTAATAAAATTAACAAAACAATGTAAAAAATGTGGTTGTCAAATGCAATTAAAAACAAAATTAGAATTAGCAGCATGTCCAATTGGTAAGTGGTAAAATGAAAAAACCATATTTATTAAAAAATGTTTTGCCAGAACAAGAACATAAAGCATTGCAAAATTTAGCAATGAATTTGTGGGCAACCGATAAAACTACTTTTGACGAAAGTTTTGGAAGACATCAATGGGCTATTTGGGACGGAACTCATAAAGAAAATACAGAACCACTAAGAAGATTTCATGAAATGCTATTACCATTAGCAAGAGAAGAGTTTGAGTCAGAAACGCTTTTGCCGTCTTGGTGTCTTATAAGCATTTATGAAGGAGATAAAGCAAGACTGTGGAAGCATAAAGATGATAATGCTTGTACATATCATATAAACTATACAATATTTCACAAGACTCCATGGGATTTTTATGTTGAAGGTGAAAAATTTCAACCAGAAGAAAATGATGCAGTAATGTCTTATGGTAATGATCAAGAACACTGGAGAGAAGAGTTTCCAAACCCAGAAACAAATTTGGTTGCTAATGCATTCTTTTTTTATACAGAACCAGACCATTGGTTTTTTACAGAAGGCCCTAAATATCTATACACTGGAATCCGTGCCAAAAAAGATGAGCCAACAGCGAGTATGTAATAATGGGAAGTATATTTTATCAACTTTATCAACCATGCGGTTTGTTTAATCAGATAACAAGTATAGAGATTGCAGTTGGTTTATCTAGTAGATATAAAAAACAGTTGGTATTTCATAATATAAGTAACCCTCCAAATGGAGACTATAACGGTGCTAGAGTTCCAATATATTCTGCAAATTATAAATTTAACGAAAGAAGCCATTTGATTGATTCTAATATTTTCCCTAATATTACAGATTTGATAGATTGGGAAAATAAAGAGTGTAATATTTTTATAAACGACACAGTAGAAACTTTTACGCATGAAGATTTAAGAATTGAAAATTTAATGTTGCACTATTCTGCACCATCAGATACATATAAAGATGAAGAGCATGATTTTGCAGAAGGTAGGAAAAGACTATTTTTAGATAATTATGAAAACATTCATTTAAAAAAAACATTAGGATATTACAGCAGATTCTTTTTTGATCGTGATAAAGATTTAGATAAGAGTCTATCCTCTGTACGATTTAAGCCAGAATATTATCAGTTAGCAGAAAAAATAGCAAACTCTATTGGAGTTTTTAATGGCTCACATTTTAGATTAACAGATCACAAGGGAATGTTTGATCCAGATAGCAATATTTTAGATTCTGGAATAAGCAAAATAGATAATGGTTTGCCAATTGTAATGTGCACAGACCAGCCAGACAGTGAACTAATAAAAAACTCTTCTTACAACTATCTATTGCTAGATGAATACATACTAAACAACTTTCACAAAGAGTTTAGAGAGTTTAAGTTTAAGGAAGAAGTTTCTTTTGGAATCTTAAATAACCTTGTAATGCACTACAGCCAAGAGTTTATCGGAAGCCCAGGAAGCACATATACTGGATATATTCACAGAGGTTTAAATCAAAAAAGAGATATACAATGGAGAATATTCGGGGAAGAAGAGCATTTGCAGAGCGGTCCATACTCTTGGAATGGATACAGTAATAAAGATAGTTTTACAAAACAATGGTGGAGAGAGTGGGAGGAGTCAAGGCTATGTACAATATAGCGCAAGTTTTAGGAATACATGGGCTAAAACCAAAAAGTGTTATTCATGTTGGAGCACATATTGGTCAGGAACTGTCAATGTACAAAGATATCGGAATAACTAGTGGAATTTTTATTGAAGCAGACCCAACAGTATACAAAAGATTGGAAGAGTATCTTGTTTGTGAACCAAACTGGAAAGCAATAGAGGCTTTAGTTTCAGATACTCAGGATGTTGAGGTAGATTTTTGGGTATCGAGCAATGATAAGATGAGTTCTAGCCTATTGGAGCCAGGATTACATTTGACAGAGCATCCAGATGTTAAATTTGATTCTCAGCCTATAAAAATAAAAACAAAAACTTTGGACTCATTATCTCTAGGAAAGTTTGATCTAGTTGTAATGGATGTCCAGGGTGCTGAACTAAAAGTCTTGTCTGGTGGCATTGAGACTTTCAAAGATGCAGATGCTTTATGGCTTGAGGTTGCCCTAGGTGGTCTTTATAAGAATGACTGCAGCATTAACGACCTGTCAGAATTTTTAGCACCTTTTGGCTTTTATCCAGTGTATGTTATTATTGGAAGTACAATGTGGGGGGACGCTCTTTTTATAAAGAAAGAGACACTAATTAAAAGGAGACAATTGTGATGAAAACAGCACTTGTATTAGGGGCAGGCGGTTTTATTGGAAGTCATATGGTAAAGCGTTTAAAGTCAGAAGGATATTGGGTTCGTGGTGTTGATTTAAAACATCCAGACTTTTCTGAAACACAAGCAGATGAATTTATAGAAAGAGATTTATCTGTATATGAAAATGTTGAAAAAGTAATTCAATTTAAAGGATATCAGGGAAACTTTTATCATGAAGTTCCATATCGTGTTATAACTTCTTTTGATGAGATATATCAATTTGCAGCAGACATGGGTGGTGCTGGATATATCTTTACTGGAGATAATGATTCTCAAATTATGGAAAACTCTGCTTTGATAAATCTTAATCTTCTTAGGGCACAATCAAGATTAAATGCTAAATATGATATTAACAAGACAAAGATTTTTTATTCAAGTTCTGCCTGTATGTATCCTGACCATAAGCAGTTAGATGTAAATAACCCTGGACTTAAGGAGTCTGACGCATACCCTGCAGACCCTGACAGCGAGTATGGGTGGGAAAAACTATTTAGTGAGAGAATGTTTTTAGCATTTAATAGAAATAATAAGATCCCAGTAGCAATTGCAAGATATCACAACATCTATGGACCAGAAGGAACTTGGGATGGTGGAAAAGAAAAGGCTCCTGCAGCAATGTGTCGAAAAGTTATACAGTCAGATGGCTTTATAGAAATTTGGGGGGATGGAGAACAAACCCGTTCATTCCTATATATAGACGAATGCATAGAGGCAACAAGAAGGCTTATGAAGTCAGACTTTACTGGACCAGTTAATATTGGGTCTGAAGAAATGGTTACTATAAATCAGTTAGTTGATATTGCCTGTAGCGTTGAAGGAAAGACTTTAAGTAAGATGCACATCCCAGGACCTTTAGGGGTTAGAGGAAGAAACTCTCAGAATGATTTAGTAAGAAAAGAATTAGGCTGGGACTATTCTATGACCTTAAAAGAAGGAATTGAAAAAACCTATCTATGGATTAAGGGTCAAACAGAAAAGCCCCAGCACTAATCTACTTAGGGAATTTAGACATCCAGAACTTAGTTCTTGGAGTAATGCCTTTCCAGGCAGTCCAGTTTTCTCCACCATCAGTCATATGGTGTGCAATTTGTGCATTTAAAACTGGGTTAAAAAGTTCAGCATTTGCAGATAACTCAAACTTGTCTCTACGATCAGGACCAAGAGAGTCAATCATATTGATTTGGAATATTCCGTATGAGGAGTCTCCAGTGCTTTCGTTTCCGTTAAAAGCCAATGGGCGACCATTAGACTCTTTCTTTGCTACAGCCCAAGCCTCAACAAGGTTCTGGCCCTTAAATCCAACCAGGGATAGCATTTTCTTTAGTTCTAAGTCAGTAAGAGATGTCTTGTTTGCAAAACTCTCCAACATTTTTTCCTTAGAAACCAAAAAAACCTCTTTCGAGGTTGTGTCTGATGTCTGAGCCTGTTCAAGGCTAAGATTGTTCTTTGTATCAAGATCTGAAATAGCATTAGCAGAGTTTGACAAAACCGTTACTAGTGCTACGATACTGAGTGTGCTAATGATCTCTTTGTTTCTTTCGATAAATTTAATCATAGTTTCCTCCTTAGAAAACAATAACACCTTGGTAGGTGTATGTACTAAGTATAACATGATTTTGAGCCAAAAGTCAAATTTGGGTGTATAATTATTTTATTATGACTACATATGCTAATTCTACCACGGGAGTTACATATCCCCTGGAAACATCACCAGTAAATATACACGGAGATTTAAAGAAATTAGCAGAATCTCTTGATGCAATTCTACCAAAAACTGGCGTAGGATATTTTCAGATTAATGTAAAAAATAATAGCGGGGCAACAATAGATGCTGGAGTGCCAGTATATGCAACAGGGTATTCAACAAAAACCACAATAGCAAAAGCACTTCCATCAACAACTGCACCAATATTAGGATTACTAAAAAACAATACATTAAACGGTTCTGATGGAATAGTAGTTGTTGCTGGAGTTATGGAAGGTTTGAATACTGGAAGTTTTGTTGCAGGAC